CTGACGGAGTGCGTTTGTTCGAGGAAATCAAGGGGACGTTCGTATTGACGGTTGCGTGTTACGAGCGCACGCCGTGGACCGTGACCATTCAGGCGCCCTAGCCCCGTCTGCGGGCCATCGCGTGCGAACGCATTTCGAGATGTGACACCGGCAGGTTGTCGGCTTCGTTGATGATGCCGTAGTTGTAGAATCCGCCACCTGCGCCCATTTGTTGCGACTCACGCGGCCCGGTACTGATTCCGGCGGCGGTGGCCATTGCTCCGGCGGCGCTGGTGATCTCCGGCAACCCCTGACGCATGCCGAGCGCCAGCCCTTCCGCCAGGTACCCGCCGATCTCATGAAAGACACGGGACGGCGATTGCACCTGGAGCGCCGCTTCCACCGTCTGCCGGGCGGTGAGCGCCACCTGCAACGCGGCAGCTTGCACGGCGGCGATTGCGCTCAACATGCCGTTCGCCATGCCCTGCACTGCGTTGCGGCCCACGGATTCCAGCCGTCCGAGCGCCCCTTCCACCACGATCACGATGGCTTTGGCGTGCGCGTCCGACGTGCCGAGCGCCTCGGTCATGCCCATCGCAATCGCCCGTGCGAAGCCCCGCATCATGCCGGTCGTGTTCTGGAGCATGAGGCCCATTTGCTCGCCGATGGTGGCGCTGATCGCAGCGGCCCCGGTGGCAGCGTTGGCATCGGCTGTCGCCAGTGTGTCCGTGATGCTGGTCGGGATCGCGGCCAGCGACGTGTTGAACGTTTCGAGGTTGATAACCGGGATGATGATTTCCGGAAACTCGATTTCCGTCTCGATCATCACCGGACCGATGAAGCCTTCGTCACCCGGCCCAGGAATAGCCGGCGTGGCAGCCGCTGCCCCCTCGCCGATGAACGGCAGGATGCCGAGCAGCTCGCGCCCCTTATCGACCAGGTTGACGATGTGCCCGACCAGATCGACCAGCCCAGCCGGAATCGCGAACACGACGCTGGAGACGGCGCTGCCCGCCTCGCTGATCGCGCCGCCCACCTTTTCCGCGCCAGTTTTGGCCGATTCGAGCAGGTCGCCGAGCAGATCGAGGTTGCCGGGCATCGTGATCGTGACGCCGCCGATGGTGGTTGCCGCCGTACTGATGACATCGCCGATGGTTTCGGCGGCGCTCTTGACGTCGTTGAGTGCGGTTTCCAGCGTATCGAGGCCGGGAATATCGGGGATCGTGATGCCCTCGAAGAACGATGACCAGTCGGTCGGGATCGCATCGGTGATCCAGCCGGTGATCTTGTCTGTGAGGTTGCCGAGCTTTTCAATGATCGCCCCGGTCACATCGGGCACCTTGCCGGTGAAGTAGCCGAGCATCACCCCGGCCACCGGGATCGCGTCACGAATCCACGCGCCGATCTTGTCGCCCCATTTGCCGAGCTTTTCGAGGACCATGTTGGTGATATCGGGGATACGTCCGGGCAACGATTGCACGCCGGTCACAAGGGCGGAGCCGATGCTGCCCCACGGGATAGCAGTAAAGGCAGAAATAATCAAACGCGGCAACCGGGTAATCATGCGCACAAACACATCGAACGCGCCGCGCCAGTCGCCCTGAAAGACTTCCTGAATCAGCCGTCCCATATCGACGAAGTGCCCGCCGACGGCGGTCAGGATCGCATCGATCGGCGCGAATCCGGTTTCGATGCCCCGCACGAACTCGCCGATCGCTTTGGCGGGCGCGGCCAGCAGATCGCCGATGCCGGCCAGCGCCTTACGCCAGTTGCCCGACATGATGCCGGACCCGGTTTTTTCGAACGCCCGCCCGAGCCGATCCAGCAGCCCGGTGACGGCGTTGACGGCAGACGTCACAACCGAATTGACGAGCGCGAACTCATTGAGCCGGGTGAGCAGGGTACTGACTGACGATGCCACACCGTCTACCGCGTCCCGGAATCCCCACCAATTGCCGATATAGGCCGCCGTGAGCAAAGCAATCGCCGCAACCACCAGCCCGATCGGCCCGGTCAGGATCGCGAACGCCGCCCCAATGGCGGGCAACACGGTGAGCAGCGTCCCCAACACGATCAGGAGCGGACCGATAGCGGCGGCGGCGAGTGCAATCAGCACGATCCACCGTTGCCACGATTCCGGCAATCCCTGGAACCGGGTCAGCAGTTCACGGAACACGGCCACGACGCGGGTCACCGTTGGCAGCAACACATTTCCGAGTTGCGCCCCGACGTCCTTGATTTGCGCACGGAGGATCTTCTGGGAGTTCGCCAGGCTGTTCGAGGTCCGGGCAAAGTCGCCCGTCGCCGCGCCGGCCCGCTGCTGCATATAGGCGTTGGTGGCGAGGATGCGCTGCTGGGTGGTCATGGCGCCGTTGCCGTCGTGAATCCCCTCAGCCAGCGCGAACTGTTCGAGCGTCGTCTGATTGAGCATGATGCCGTAGCGGTCAAGGGCGTCGAACTCGCCCCGGTACGCGGCTTGCAGGGCGCTGGTCACGTCTTCGGTGGAGGCGTTGAAGAATGAGCCGAGATCGGCGGCGAGCTGCAGGTTGGCGTTCGCGAACTCGGCCGCTTCCTGACCGGCAAGGCCAGCCGCCGTGCTGTAGACGCCGAAGACAGCGGCGGCGCTCAGGTACTCGGCTTTGGCCAGCCCCATGCTCTGCGCGGCGGCGTCGCCGTAGGCCAGCACAGTCGCAGCTCCACTCCCGTAGACCTCATTGACGGCATTGATCGCTTCCTGCTGATCGGACGCCATTTTGATGGCCAGTCCCGTCGCCGCAATGATCGGCGTCGTCACTGCTGCTGTCGTCCATGCTCCAGCCTTGCGGATGGACTTGCCGAGCTTGTCGATATCACGCTGCGCCTTGGAAAGCGTCTTAGTCGCGTCGTCCTGCATCGTGAGCAGAATGTTCAGGTTTGCGATCGTGGCCATTGGCATTTCCCGGTTCGCGTGGTTTGAAGGCGCTGCTTGCCCGGAACTTCTGATAGAGCTGGTCCGGTGAGTCCGGGGCCGCTTCCGTTTCCTGCGGCATCACCCGGAACGCATCGGGCTTGAATCGCTGCTTGCCCTGTGCCGCCGCAATGACCGCGTTCACGACGGCGGCGGTGTTGACGGCGTTCCTGGCATCGGCAAGTTCTTCACCGAACGGTTCAGCGCCGTAATAGACCATCCATTCCGTGAACTCGCGGCTACTCATTTCGTTCAGCATTCGAGCGACCGGCATGCCGAGATGCCCCGCTAGGCGGAAGGCGAATCGTCGTTCTGGCCGCTCTCGGAGTTTTTTGCGAGTTCGTCCTCATCGTCTTTCGACAACCCGGACAGCCGGGACGCCACCCCGTAGAGCAGATCGACGGCAGCGGCGCTTTTCTCGCCGATCTTGCGGACGTCGGTATCGGCGAAGATGCGCACGCCCGCTTCATCGACCACCGACAGCGCCACGAGCTTGGCCCGGATGTTCTGCCGGTTCAGCTCGACGTTCTTTCCGCGCTGGCTGACGATGCTGGTTTCGTAGACGTCCCGTTCAGCGGCGGTCAGCCCCCGGACCTTGACCGTGCCGTTCCACTCGGGCACGAACACGTCTTCGGTCTGGATGTCGGATACCGCGAAGATCGCGTCACGGGTGAGAAACGTCGTCATGTGCCTTGCCTCCGGTGATTGATGGTGCCCGCTGCCCGGACTGCCCCGGAGGCAATCCCGACAGCCGGGCAGCGAACACCCTGATGGTTTACGCGCCGCTCCATGTGCCAGCGCCGGTCACGCGCAATGTCACCGAGCGTGTGAGCACGCCCTGCACGGGCGCTTCATGGCCGATGTTGGTCACGAACGCGGCGAAGGTGAGTGTGTCGTCGCCCGACGTGATCGGGAAGACGATCTGAAAGTTGCGCCGCGTGCGCGCCTCGAAGTCGTCCCAGAGATCGTCGTGGGTGGCGTGCTGGAAGAAGTTGAGATCGAACGTGACCTCGCCGCCGTCTTTTAGCGTGGCGATGTACTCCTTGTACCCGCCGGTCGTGCTGTGGTTGGTGACCTCTTCGGTATCGAGCGTGAAGCCCGGCCCGCTGATGTCCCGAACCTCGGCGATCGTGGTGAAGGCCTCGGTCGGCGTCGCGCCGTCTCCGATCTTGAGCAACGTCCCGAACGAACTGACTGCGCTTGAAAGGCTCATCGGCCTTCCCCCTTTCTACACAACGAAAAACGGCGTTCGATCGGCTCCGCAGTGGAACCGTCCGAACGCCGCTGGGTCTGCCCGGTGGCGTGATTCAGTTATGGTGATTCTAGCACCTTACGGCAGAACAAAGACGGCGAACAGGACCTCGGCGTGATTTGCCTCCAGGTAGATCATGCCGTCAGGCTGCCGGAACCCGTTCACCTCCAAGGGCCCGTAGACGATGATGGCGCCGGCGGCGATCGCGTCGGCGGTGATGTTGCCCGTGCGCCCGTTGACGGCCACGCTATTGATCGTCACCGTCCTGCCGCTTGCGCCGCTGTTTCGGGCGACCACGATTTCCTTGCCCGTGTGGACGAACTGGTTCTGGTTCACCGTGTCCGCCGCGGTGAAGGTCGCCGTCACGCCGTCCGTCGGCCACCCGCTCCGGGTCAGCTCCGTTTTCGTCAGGGTCGTTCGTGGCATCTGCTGGATCGCTTTCTGCCGGCTTGATTGCCCGGCGCTTCATCTTCTCGGCTAATGCCTGTTGGCGCTCCTGATCGGCTTGCCACGCGGCAAACACGTCAGCGTCGATGGTGGTGAACTTGCCGTCGGGCGACTCATAGAGCGGCCGCCCGCGATAGGTCTTGTCAGTCATGCAGGATATCCACCTGGTACGAAACGTCGACTTCGAACCGATGGCCGAGGCCATCGATCCCGCCCGATTGCGGAAAGAGCGGACTGCGGCGAATCGGCACGCCCGAGCCGGGCGTGCCGGGATCGCCCATCGCGACGACCTGGCCGTTGAAGCGATCTCGTGAGAACGCGGCCATCAGCGCTGTAATGACGCCCTGCGCGTAGGGTTCGACCGCCTTGTAGTCCATGAGCAGGTCAGACCGCAACACGAACACGTCAATGAGAATCGTGTCGAACGTCCAGTAGTTCGGGTAGCCGTTGCCGCCGTGGGAACTGCCGAGCGCGGCCCGCCCCGGTCCCGGATAGACCAGACAGATGACCGGGTTCTCATCCTGTTCGCTCGGGTACTCATCGGGATTCAGCCCCGGCAAGCCCCGCAACACCGTCCGAATTTCGGCCAGCACGTTTTCCTGTTGGGTCATGCGCCACCCCCGGCGGCTGCGGCCCGTTGCTCGATCTCCCTGGCCATCTGCTTGAGCAGGCGCGGAATCTTCGGCACCGTGTCATCAAGCGCCGGCTGCAGAAACGGCTTTGGCTCGGTGCCCGCGTTCATGATGTGCAGCGCGATCGGCCACCCCGCGCCCTCACCCATCCCCTTGCGCCGCGCCCAATCCTCGAGCGGACCAACGGGCGGCATTTTACCGGGCGGCCGTCCGAGTTCGGTGGCGCGGGCGTACTCAAGGTTCGAGCCGACCTTCACCCAGCGCGGCATGTAGGCGGCATCGACGTCGTAGGCGATGGAATCCCGCAGGCCGCCGCGGTCAACGCGGGCGTGCTCGCGGGCCTTGCCCTGCACGCTGATGCCCGCCCGGGTGAGCAGGTTGCGGGCCGGGATCGCCACGATGTCCGTGTCGAGCGCCCGGATCGCCTCGTGCAGCCCTTCGATGCGAATGACGGCGCGTGCCATGTCAGCCTCCCACGAACCCGACGTTGAAACGCCGGTACGGGTCGAGCAGTTGCCGCACCACCGGATCAACACGCGGCGTGTACTGCACGGCGTTTTCCTGCACGGTGCCAGCGGTGCCGAACGGCGCTTTGGCCGTCTGATTGAGCCGCACGGCGATCATCAGGCAGGCTTCCGCGATCGGTTCGGGAATCGACGGCCAGCCCCAGTCGCCGGTGATGCGCACGCCCCGGCGCGTGCGCGGGAATGCCAGCACCGAGTTCGGGTTCACCATGATGCCGGTGTAGGGCCGTCCGAGTTGCGCGGCGTTGTAGGGTTCGAGGTCGTAATCGTTCGCCGTCCACGTCGTGCTGTACGTGCGGTTGCCGAGATCGTCCGTTTCCAGCGTCGTCAGGGCGGTCAGGTCGTCAATGAACACCATGTCGCCCCACTCCGCCGTGAAGATGCGGGTGGCGGCGGTGGCGGGGTAGAAGTGCCGGTTGCAGAGGCCGTCGATTTCGCGGGACGCCGCCTCGATGATCTGTTCGAGCTTGGCGTCGTTGGCGTCGGTGTTCCCTCCGCTGCCGAGCCGGCCTTTCAGAGCTTCGAGGGTGGTGTAGCCGTTGACGATAGCCATGAGGGCTCCTAGGCTGGGTTGATCGCAACCATTGCGCCACTGATGATGAAGATATTTCCGGTGGTTGTCGTTGCAACGGTGCGCGTGCCGGTTGTGCCGGATGACTCAAGAACTTCGAGACTAACGCCTCCGGCATACCCAGCCCCGCTACCAGACTCATCGAACGCCCCGCCCTCGAATGTCACCGCCGGACTACCGTCGCCTGCGGACACCGCAAGCGTAATGAGTGCCGTGCCAGCAGCGTCCGGGGCGATGGCGTCAAGTTCCACGGATTGCGTTGACGCCGCAAATCCGCCGAATTCAGGCGTGCCCGCAACGTTGACAATATCGCCGTTGTTGTATCCGCTCACCCGTGCGATCACGTAGTTGTAGAGCGCCCAATCCGGGTCAGGGGCAAATGGCGATGTTTCGTTGCCGTCAGCAATCCGATACTGCAGGATGTGCCAGTTGTACTCGCCTCCACCCGCGTCGATCGTCGTGAATCCGTCAAGCGGGGCGGCCAGTTCATCCTCCCAATACACGAGCGCCAGCAACAAGTCGCCCGCCACGATGCCAGTTGGCAGCGTGACCGCGCCGGGATAGTTCCCTGACACTGAGATGGATTCAATCAGCGGATCGCTGGCCGGCGGCTCATGCTCGTTGACCGCCGTGATGACCGCATTGAAGCGCGCCGTCGATGGGCGGCACTCGTACCCATCGGTGGCGAACTCCGGCAGCAGCGCCACCGCGCCCCCGTTGTCGTTCAGCGCCGTGATGATCTCGTTGAGCTTGGCCGTCGATGGTTCCACCTGTTGCCCGTCCGTGTCGAACTCCGGCAGTAACGCGATCTCTGCGCTGGCCGCCGTGTTCGCCGACGCGATCACTTCGTTGATCTTGGCGGTCGTCGGTTCGACCTGGTAGCCGTCCGCGTCGAATTCGGGCAACAGGGGAATGCTCATCGCTTGCCTCTCACCGCCTTGAACGTCGAGGTGTCCATTGGCTCCTGAACGCCGCGATCAGCCCGGTTCTTCGCCGCCGTCACCTGACGGTTGCTCGGTGCCTTTTCGACCGCTCGCGCGCCCGATTTGACCGGTTCGAGGGTTCCCGGGGCGTCCCGGTTGATCGCTTCGGCCTCGGCCTCAGTCAACTCAACCACGTCGCCCTTCGCGCCCTCGCCGTAACTTGAGCGGTAGCGTTGGGTGAATCGGTACTCAGCCATTAGATGCCGTCCATGTAGACGATGCACCAGACGACGGCCAGCAGGTCGGCGGTCGTGCCGTTCCAGCCCGCCGCCGTGGTCAGCTCGCAGCCGAGCCGGGTGCCCGCCGTGCCGGACGCCTTGCCGCGCGGAACCCGCAGGTAGTGATTGGTGCCGGTGGTGATCGAGAGCGTGGTGTCGGCGTCTTCGGTGCCGTCGATGGTCGCCCCGACCGTGATGCTGCCGGCGGAACCGGCCACGGTCAACGACGTCGAGACGCCGACGATGTCGTAGGGAAACGGGATGCAGTAGCCGTCCACGGTGCCGCCCTCTTCGGGTCCGACCGCCGGCAGCTGCACGTCCGTCTGGGAGGCCGCCAGCGCGTCCTGCCCAAACACGAACGGGACCAGCTGGCCCTTACTGGTATCGAGCGTAATCTGCGTCATGATTCACCCCTTTCCGGGCGGAACCGGGGGCGAGCTGCCCCCGGCCCGAACTCATCCCTAGATGGTCACGTTGTAGGCCACCGCGGCGGCTTCGATGCCGCTGGCCGCGCCGGTCGGGCTGAAGCGCCCGAAGCCCATGCGCATGCTGGCAACCAGGCGGTTCTGATCGGTCGCCGGCACCCGCTCGGTTTCGAGCTTGAGGCGACGTCGCCAGCCGGTCACGAAGCCGGTGCGGTTGAAGGCCACCACCTGCCCCTTCGTGTTATTGCCGCCGGTGGTGCTCACCTTGCCGTCGGCTTCCGTCTTCGGCACGACGATCGAGCTGACAACCGGGTGCCCGAGAATGGCGGCCACCTGGCCGTTGAGGAGGTTCGTGCCGCCGTTGTAGATGCGGGCGTTGAGCACCGGATCGAGCGCGGCGATGGCGTCGGCGGTCTGCGGATCGGCCACGTAGATCAGGTCCTGCCCATTGGTCGGGTGGCCCCAGTCGTAGTGGTAGGTCGGATCGAGCATCAGCCCCTTGAGGCCGTGCAGGGTCGCCAGATCGATCGCCCCGGCCACGTTGTCGCCGTTGGCGGTGTTGTCCACCAGCGCCGCATGGCGGATGCCGTCGGCGGCCAGGTAGTGCTTGGTGTCGGCGGGATCGGCGTCATCGAGGTTGATGTTGCCGGTGCCGGCGTTCGTGGTGTCGCCGTTCATGACGATGCTGTCGGAGTAGTAGCCGACCGACCGGGCGAGCTGCTCCTGAATGAGCGCCACGAACGGAACGATCGAATCTTCTTCGAGCTCGCCCGACCACATCTGGTGGGCGATGAACTTGTAGGCCGTCACGGCGACGCGGTTCGAGCCGGTCTTCGTGGTGTTGTAGTTCGAGCTGTTGTTCGCGGTCGATTCGCCCACGAACAGGAACTCGGGGATATCGGCCAGCACCGGCAGGTAGGCCACCGGAGCCGTCATTTCGAACGACGGGATCAGGCCGAGGATGCGGGATTCGTTACGCGCCCCGGCCCAGATGCTGCCGACGTACTGGGCGCCGACGAGCTGCGAGCCGAACCCGCTTTCGGCGGTGTCCATCGCGCGGTGCGCAGCTTCCCACTGGGCGCGGTTGTGCCTGGTGACGCGCGGGAAGAGATCGTCGATCGCCTGCCGGTCGATCCGCTTGATCTCCTCCTCGCTCATGTAGACGGCGTCGGAATAGGCCTTGAAGGCCGCTTCGAGTTCCGGGGACGGGCCGGAACCGCCGCTGCGCTTGTTCGCCATCATGATGTCGAACAGGAACTCGATGCCGGTCGGAGTGACTCCCCAGCGGGCGAACTTGCCGCCGACCACCGGCTCGTCGGATCCGAACCGCATCTTGCGCACGAAGTCGGCGTCGCTCTTGAGCAGGTTGAACCGCTCATCGACGATGCTGCGAATCTTGTCTTCGGACGTGTTCTCGCCGATGGCCTTGAGGCGATCGGCCACATCCTGCATGAACTGCTCACTGACGGTCATGGGGTCTGGTCCTTTCAGGCGGTGAGGCCGAGCGCGGTCCGCCACTTCATTTCGTCGAATGTCCGTTCGTCGTCGTCCGATTCCTCGGGTTCCTTTTTGGCGCGATCCAGCACCGAATTGATGAGCGTGATGGCCTGCGCGAGATCCTCCCGGTTCTTGCGGGACAGGACCGCGCCGGCCCGGTTGCTCAACTCGATGAAGCGATCGGCGTGCAGATCGGGCTCGCCTTCGAGGAATCGGCCCCGCAGGGTGTCATCGTCGAACGCCTGCAGCTCAGCCGCCGTCGCGAACTCGGGCGGGGTGCGCTTGTGGCGCGCGTAGTCGCGGGCGAGCCGGTCATAGGCCGCACGCCGGTCATCGTCCGATCGCGGGCCGTAGGGCTGAAACAGGTCCACCATCGCGGCGGATGCCTCCTCCCAGGACGGCCTAGCGGACTGTTCGGCGTCGGGTGCCGGGGAATCGTCGTCAGGGATCGCCGCCAGCTCGAGCGCCAGCGACCGGAAGAGCTTGCGCTGCCGTTCGGCCAGCGCGTTCGGATCGGCGGGCACGGGCACGCCGGAGATCTCGAGCAGCTCGGCTTTGGTCGCCCGGGGCGCGTCCTGCCCCTGCGACGGCTGATAATCGATGACGTTGAACCCGACCGAGACGGCGTTCAGGATGCCGTTGCGGTACTTGCGCTCGATGCGCAGCGCCTCGGGGTCGTCCTGATCGAACACCACATCGGCGATCAGGTTGTCGCCGTCAATGGCGATGGACTTGACGGTGCCGATCGGCGGCTCGAAGTAGTTGTGCGCCCACAGGAAGACCGGGTTGCGCTTGAAGTTGTCGAGCTGCCAGCCCGCCGCTTCCACGATCATGCCGTCGCGCACCACGTCGGACGTGGAGGCGATGAAGCGGATCGCGTCACCAGGGCGGGAGTCGTCGGCGCGTTCGGTATAGGCTCGGATGTACTCAGGCATTGGGTGCGCCCCTTTGAGCAAACGAAAAAGCGGCTTGTCGGTGAATCGGTGGTCCGATCCCTGACAAGCCGCTGAGCACACGCCCGGTGGCGAAATTGAGTTATGGAGATTCTAGCACAGTGCGTTAGCTCGCCTTTCGGTCATGGCAGCGGCACGATTCCTCACGTTTGCGGCGTGGCACGATCGAGCGCGGCATGTCGAGATAGTCCTCGATCGCGCCCAACTGCATAATCAGCGCCTGTCGCGTAATCATCCAGAGACGGCGCTCGTGTTCCGATCCCTCAGGCACGCCGTTTTCGTCGATAATCCGCAACGTCTCAATCGCGTCCATCGGCATCCTCCGGGCATTCGACCTCGTATCCGCTTTCCGTGCGCGTGATACGGCAATGACGCTTCCAGCGATCAGGAATCGGCTGACCTTGCGCGGGGTTCATGAACGCCTCATGCGTCCACCGGGCAGCGAACTCTAGGTAGCCGATCGGCTTCACATTCTTCGCAACGATGTACGGGGCGCGTTCCTCGCTCATGCATCCTCCATGTCGATATCGAGCACCGCCGTCATGGTGCAGCGGCACTGAATGTCCTCGGATGCAACGCCGATCAGCCCCGGCCCCTGTCCACGGTTCCCGCCGACATTGAAGTCGTCGTCCAGCCCCACGATCTGCCCGTGCGCGGCAACGTGACTTTCGCGGGTCCGGTCATCGAGCGCCGACAGCCACCGCTTGCCCCCCACGACGCCCGATTGCTTCCAGCCCAACAGGTCCGCGTTCGAGTGCGCGATGTTCGATTCCGTGCGCGCGATGGTTTCGGCGCTTGACCGGATGCGATCGCCCATGACGTCGTTCACCCGGTCGGCCAGCTTGTCCACCGATTCCCCCGCCTCGAACCCCTCGCCGAGCGACTCCTTGAGCGCGTTCCAGGTGGTTTCGTTGACTTCGCGGGCGAACCGCTGCACCTGACGTTCGAGCGCGTTGATGACGTTCGGGTCGAACACGTCGAACGCCGTTCCGATCCCGAGGTCGTCGAGCGCCTCATCGCCCGCCTCGCCGATGATGTCGCGCAGCACGGGCCGCAGTTCGGTGCTGAAGGTGCGGATCCAGCGCGGCAGGTCGAACGGCTCGTCAACGAAGTCCGCTTCATCGCGCTTGACCGACCGGCTGCGCAGCTGCGCCAGAATGGATTGCTTCTGACGGCGCATCAGGTCGCCCGTCACCTTGCCGATCCGGGCGGCACGCGGCTCCTGGCGGCGATCAGCCCGCTCCATGAAGGCGCGGTGCTCCTGACTGCCGTACTCAAGGGCGCGGGTCATGCCGGGCGCGATCATGCGGGGTTCAGCTTCGGGCGGCTCCTCTACCTCGATCTCGGACGGCGGCAACATCGGCGGTGGCTCTTCTTTCTCGCCGTCCTTGACCGGAGTCAGACCCATCGGCGCCCACCACACGTCGCCCCACGGCAACGGGTCGCGGCCCTGCTCGGACAGGTAGCCGTTGATGGTCATGACGCCGCGCTCGATCTGTTCCTTGTCGATGGCCCACTTCTCGCGCTCAGCTTCCTGGAGCACCAGCACGTTCGCCGTGTCGAACTCGATCACATCGGCCTGGCCGGGAAAGAGCGGCAACAGTTGCTCGGTGAGTTCGTCGGCAATGAATTGCGCCTCGGGGATCAGGGTGCGCAACCACAGGCCCAGCTCCGCCGCCTTGACGTTCTCATAGGTCCGCTGTCCGCCGATCAGATCGAGCGGCACCCCATAGGCGGTGGCGATCTCTTCCTTGCCCCATCCGAGCGTACCGAGGAATTCGGCGTCCTTCGGCGTGATGCTCACCGATTGCAGTTGCGCTTCATACCGCAGGACAGCGATGCGGTGCGCCTTGTCCGCACCCCGGAACCGACGGCTGAACGCTTCCTCGATCTGCTTGCCTTGCTCTTCGGTGAGTTGCGTGCCGGGTTTCGGGCTGACGATGCCGGAGACCTGGTTGCCGTTCTTGAACAGCATCGCGTTGGAGAGCATGGCCGCGCTGGAGGTATCGGCGGCGATCATGCCCGCCTTGAGCGGGGTGAGGCTGCGATATTCGTTCATGACGTTCGGGTAGCGGAACCAGACCACTTCCTCGCGGTCAAAGTGGATCGGCGCGCCACCTCCGGGCGGGTCGTACTCGAATCCGTCGATATAGCCCTTGCCGGCCTTGACGCGCATCCGTTCCGGGTTCACCCACCAGATTTCCCGCGGCACGCGACCGGAGCGTCCCTGCCCCCGTTCCAGCACCCAGAACGCGCCCTGATCGAACACGCCGAGACTCATCTCGGTCATTTCGATCAGGCGGCGAAAGGTCCAGTAGGGGTTGACCTTGTGCAGCAGTTCGTACAGGTCGCCGCTGGTGACTTCGGTGCGCTTGCCCGACGTCGCCACCTTGTACAGGCGCGGAGTCAGGCTGGACAGCATTTGCGCACGCAAGCGGTTGCAGGCGTAGACGGTATTGTTCGTGTGCAGGTAGGACGCCGGGTCCGTGGTGCGCCCGAACGTGTCGGTTTGATCGTAGTAGTAGACCGGCTCGATCATGTTGTTGGCGACGGTGAAGGACCGGGCGCCGCTCATCAGGCCGTCAAGGAATCGGGTTAGAAGCGACATAGGATCACCGCCTAAAAAACGAGCTGGCCGGTCAGGCCGCCGTTGAGCCAACCCACGATGTACCGAACTGCATCGAGGTAATGAAAACTGGCCTTATCCTCAATGACTTCGGTCGGTTCGCCGTTCGCGTCGAGCACCCGGCTGTACGTGTTGAGTTGGTCAATCAGTCCGGCACAGGATCGGAACACGAACAGCTCGTTGCGCTGAAACGAGCCATAGACGCGATTGATACCAACTTCCACCTCTTTGACGTCCGGCTCGGCGATCGGAAAACCAGCCTGCCCGAACTCCTGCCGCCACTGACCCTCACTGTGCGACCCGCCGACGACTTTCAGCGGGCGACCGTGTTTGGCTTCCCATGCCGCCGCGTGCTGTTTGGCCGTGCGACCACCGGCGAGATATTCCGCGTAGACGTAGTTCCGCTTTGTTGCCGGTTCCTGTGCGATCCAGATGCCGGCCGTGTTGACGCCACCGAAGTCAGCACCCTGATAGCGGTCCCACTCATCGGGAATCGCGAAGTTGTCAACGATGTGCAGTGCCGGATCAAAGCAGTCATAGATCAGCCCGGCTGGGCGTTGGAATCGACCGAGATAGAACATCTCGTATTTCCAGCGCGGCATGTCCCGCTCAGCCCGTGCGAGTTCTTCGGGCGGGAACTTCGGGTTTGCCGTAGACGGAAAGTTGATGACATCAATCGTTGGGTGATTCTGCTTTGCTGCAACCCACGGATCGTGAAACGTTTGCTTGAGCCACCCAAGATCATACGGGGTCGTCGTGATAAGCGCCCGGCCCTGATGGATCGACAAACGGCGTTGGATCGCTTCCCACGATGCCCGCTTGAATGTCTTTTGTCCGGCCTCGTCTAGCCACGCTGCCTTCGCCGTCATTGACTCCAACGATTCAGGATCAGCCGCATAGCCGAAATAGACATTTGTCGGCTGCGCTTGCGATTCGCCCCACAATCGCTGTTCACCTGCGGTCGAGACGGTGAATGACCGAATAGGACTACTTCGGTATTGACCAATACTGAGTTGCGTTTCGAACAACCGGCGGAATTCGGGCAACGCCTTCACTTCTAGCAGTGGGAACGTCGGCGTGACCACGAGGTAGTCGCCCGCGCCGCGATCGATCATCTCTTGCAACAGCCAATGAGGCCCGAACGATGTTTTACCTGATTGTGTCCCGGCCAGCACGACAACGTTGCGTTTGCGGGATCGCAGCGCCTGCCATTGTCCGGCATGAAAATAGCGATCCAGTCCTCCGTCCGGCGAGACGACCGCAAGCTCAACAGGCGGGTGTGCGGTTGCAGCAACCATCAGTCGTCACCTGGCACATGGTCACGGATCATCGTTACAACGAGCGGCCCGCCGTCTGCTCCCGAGTGTTCGATCTGCTGTTTGTCGCCGTACACCTTCCGGTTGTGCGACTTGAGCAAGAAGATGGCCGCCGTAATGAATTGCGGGTGCTTTGGATTCCGGGCGACTTCAAAGACTTTTGTTTCAACTTCATCAATGCCCGCGGAAAGCCCAATATCCCGCGCTGCCGTGCACCGCTCTCCGAACTCGGGGTAATCCATTCGCCATCGCTGAAACGTCTTCGCGGAGATCCGGCATCGACGCGCAGCCTTGCCATACCCACCCAACTCTTCAAGAGCCTCGATGAGCGCCGCCTCTTTTTCAGGTGAATACTTTGAGACGTTTGGCATCAGCTCACCAAAAAAGAAAACGCCGGAGACAAGAGACCTGCATGGTCACCGTTGCCTCCGGCGCGGGTCCGCCGTTATTGAGCGAATTGTACCACGTTATGGTGTTTCATCGGGAAGGAACGTTCGTCGCACGCTATCCACGTCGCTCCGCACTTCGATGGTGTTATCCGGCATCGTCGGGTCGATCTTGATGGCGATGTATTCGCCCCGCTTCATCACCTCATACCCGGCTTCGTGGAGCGCCGCGAGAATGGCGTCGGCAACGTCGATCCGCCATCCCCATGCGTTATCGTGCTTTTCCAGTTGTTCCCCGATCACGTCTCTCGGCTCACTCACCGTTGCCTCCTAGCTTGGCGTCGATCTTGTCCCGAACTCGGCCAAACGTCTGTGCCATTGCGAAGTCATAGTGGTTCATGTTTCCGCGAATACCGCCGTCGTTCGCGTCAATCCACGCCCGCAGCTCCCGCAGCCCCGCGTTCCGGGCATCGGCGTGCAGGGCTTCGACACGAGCGCGGGCGGCGTGGAACGTGCCGTCTACGTCCTCCCACGAGTCCCAATCGCGCATCTGCCACGTACACTCGGCATCAGCCGCAAGCCCGCACAGTTCATCCAGCGCCGCCGCGAACTCCGCATCCGTTGTCGCATCCGGTGCGGCGTTCAGCGCGGCTTCGAGCGCGGCACGCATGTTCGCCAGCCCTTCATCGGTCCATTCCCACCTCCTCCATGTGGTCGAGTTGTTATGTTCTTTGTGGTAGGCGGTAAGCGCCGCGCTCACCATCTGATCCGTAACCTGCATCACCCCGCCTCCCCGCGCGCCCGCTCGACGGCGGCGGCGCGGAGAATGCCCCTAACCTCGCCTCGGAAGAACGTTCCACGCTCATGGAACGACGCCTGAATCTCCGCCTCACTCGGGCCGGTCTCCGCGTCATGCGCACGCACCGCAGCAATGGCGGCTTCGGCTCCGGCGAGAAAGTAGATGCGCTCCGTCGGGTCTGCCTCATCCCAATCAGCCGTGGGGCCGTCTGCGAGTTCGTGGTCAGCACGCAGAAGCGCCCGCGCCACCCGTTCGATCAGTCCGTCGTTCATCATCTGGCTCCTTTCCTGAACGCAATCGGCGTATGCCCCCAGTGCCAGTGCCCGCACCACCGACACTTGTACGAACTCGTGATGCTCAGGTGGGCTTTCGCCACCGAGCGCCGCACCCGTTCGGCGGATCGCTTGTCCGGGTGCCGATCCTTGCCGGTGCAGGATTTGCGCCGGATTGCCCGCTTGCTGCTCATGCCGCTTGCCCGTTCACGAATCCGCGCAGCTCGTCGTCGGTGTAGCGGCCCAGCAATTCCAGGATCACGTCGGCGTGACAGGCGCTCTCATCGGTGCGGATTTCGCGCGACCGTCGGCACCAGCAGGCCAGCGGTTTCCCGCGTGCAGCGATCAGAGCGTCAACGATCGCGGGTTGCCGCAAGCCGTCCCGCAGCTTCGACCGGTAGCAGGTCAGGCAGAAGGCCCGGTCGCCATGCCGGCCGATGACGAACGTGTTCGCGAGTGGGCTGCCTTTGAGCGCCAGGCGCCCGTTCGCCCGCCCAATGTAGACCGCGCCCTCGATCTGTTCGTTGACGTGACACACATAGCCGTCACTCATGCCGCGCTCCTCTGCAGTTCCGCCAGCACGGCGTCCAGATCCTCTGGGTAGACGAACCGGGCATCGACGCCGGCCCGCTGGTATTCCCTGATCCATGCCCGTTGATCGGGCCGCGACTCACCGCGGTCAGACTTCAGCTCGAACACGAACTGGCGGCCGTGCCCGCAGATGTGCAGGTCCGGAAACCCGCCCCGGCTCTTGCGGCTATCCGTTTCGTGATGCACCTGGTACCCGTGGTTCAGGGCCGCTTCCGTGATCGTTTCTTGCAACTCCTCTTCGGTCATGCGCGTGGCCGGACGCGCACGGCGCTGACGCTTCGGCGCCGACGCGGCAGGGACCGTTAGTCCCTGCTCACGTTCGATCATTTCGCGGTACTCGAGGTAGCTCATCTCGGTACGGGAATCGCTCACGCTGCTTGCCTCCCGTCGAGCACCCGGTCCATGCCGATAAACACGGTGCCTTCTTGCGCTCGGCGCGGGTCCCAGATCACCACGCAGCTTGGGAACGGCGCGTTGATGGCCGAACCGCCGAACCGCATCCGACCCCGGATCAGCCGGATCTCCGCTGCCTTCATCACGTAGGCATGCCACCATTTGGTGCAGCTGCGTACCGGGATCAGCGCCACCACCAGCGCGCCGTTTTCCGACTCTTCATAGGCCTTGCGAATCCAGCGCCCGATCTTGTGGTTGTACGGCGGGTTCATGAACACCGTTTCGCCGGCCCATGATTGCTGCAATCCATCGTCTGCCTTAGTGAAGAACCGCTCGCAAACGGCATTCTCTTCGGTCGCGCACGGATCGAGCGAGAACGGTCCGAACTCATCGGCCAGCGCATCAACGAACGCTCGCGGGGTTGACCACTCTTCGGTGTTCGAGCTGAATGCAGCTACGTGCCTCATGCCGTCACACCTCGCGTCTGCGCCTCGAGCGCGGACAGCTTGTTCAGCACCGACAGCGGAGCCCTGTCCACGTCCTGCGCGCCGGTCGTCCAGTCGCGCACCGTGGCGGTCGTCACCCCGGCCCGTTTGGCGAGTTCCTCGGCGTCGATGTCGAGCAGCGCCATCATGCGCCGCAACCGGGCGGCGCTCCATCCGGCCCCCGTTGTGGGCAGCGGCGTCGGTTCAGGTGCGGGCGGTCGGTCGATCGCGCCGTTCGGGATGGTGGCCCCGGTGATGGCGCGGTCCCCCGCTTTCAGCGCCGCGTCGATCTGCTGGCGCAGCTGCTGGCGTTCGTCGGCCAGCGGCTTGAGCGAGGCCAGCGCGGTCGTGATCTTGCGATCCACCGCATCGAGCTTGCGGGCCAACGCCTGCAGCTCCTGCGCGCCGCCGGCGGTCTTCGTCGTGGTGGGCTTGGTTCGGTCGTAATGGCCGCGTGGCATTAGTTTGTCTCCTTTCCGGGTTCGGCGGCCCGCTGTTTCTGGCGTTCGATGAAGCGTTCCAGGTTGCCGATTTCGACGTCGAACGCATCCACCGTTGCGGTCTGGCCGTGATCGGCGGCAGCCTTCCGTTTGAGCCGCAACCCGGTCAGCCGGTCCTCTTCGCGGGCGATGCTCGCCTCGAACTGCCTGGCGCGGATGCGATCGCGCCGTTCCTGCGTGAGGGTCATGCGGCCACCAGTCCTTCCGCGCCGTCCCCGTACACGTACCGGGCGGCGATCTGTTCGACGTGATCGTTGCGCACCAGGTGATTGCCGGTGCCCATGCGGCGTACAACAGGCAGCCAGCCCTTATCGATCCACTGGCCGACCGTGGCGGCGTCAACGCCGATCCGATCGCCTGCCTGTCCGAGTGTCAGGAAGCGCACGTCGCCCCGCACCTGGTCGACGTGACGTCGCAACCACGCGACTGTGATGTCGTCGGGGTCCCAGTCCTGCCAGTGCGCGGGATCATCGAGGTAGGCCAGCAGGTCATGCTCCCGAATGAACCAGACGAGATGCGGCCCCTGCCGGCGAACCTGCCGGCCCCGCAGGTGGCCGCGCTCGATCAGCTGGACCACCTTCTTGGCGCACGTGAACCCGAGCATCCGCTGGACCTCGCGGGCCGACATGCCGGCTCGATGGGTCCGGCGTCCAAGCCCCATCCGCTTGCACTTGAGCGTGATGGCAGCCTCGGTCTTGCCGAGCCGCCTGGCCATCTCGGGGACCCCCAACCCCTGCTCCCACAGGCCCATCAGCTGGTACTCGCGCTCCTTGGTCCAGTAGCGGTCCCAGCACCGGGGCTGGCCCGATGCCCGGAACCAGTGGCGGTCGTTCACATGCTTGCCGCAGTTGAGGCAGATCATGGCGTGGCCTCGTTCAACTCGCCGCTGCCGTTACAGTCGGGACACATGCCGTCGGCGAACCCGACGTCACATGGAACGCTGACGAGTCCGTAGCCACCGCACTGTTGGCACATTCCATCCGGGGTATCGCCGATGCCGTAAAGCACGGAGCGGAGCAGATCAGCGGCACGATCCGTTATTGCGTCCACCACCTTCTCCATGTCCGACACCGGCAGCGCCACATGCGTCCGGGTGTCATAGACGGCGTGATGCTCGGGGCAGACGGCGCGGGCGACGGCCAGCATCCCAGCGGTGTCACCACGCGGCTCATCCTTTCCGCGTGTGCCGTCGAAGAACTCCGCGTTGGTGCGCTCAAACGCCTCCACCCATGTGCCATAAAGCGCCCGCTCGTCCGTCGGGTCAATCGGCTTGCTCATTCCTCACCTCGCACGTAGAACGGCGCGGCTTCCTGCCGCAGGTAGCCGTCCGCCCAATCGATTCGGCGAATGAAGTCCGGCGTTGGCAGACTCACGGTCCCGCTGGTCCGGGTGGCGTTGATGCCGTACCAGTGGCCGAACCGGACGACGTGGCCGCGCTTGCTACGCACCTTCCATCGGCTGGCCCCCTCATCGGTCAACGTGATCAGCGCCTTGACGCCGCTCACCGACAGGTCTTCGAGCGCGTCGCCCGGAGTCGTGAACTTGGGATCGAGGCCCTTGCGGTTGACGTGGATCGGCATCACTTCCCTCCTTTCGGCGGCGTGATGACCAGCCGCTCGGTCGTGACCTGGGCGATGCCGGGGATGGTCTCGCCCCCTTTGGCCAGCAGCACCACGGCGGCTTCATCGACGGCGGTGTACGTGTAGTCGTCCCAGCGCCCGGTCGCCTTGAGCCAGTCGCTGATCTTGAACGCCTCGTCTTCGATGATCCGGTGCGTCGTGCGGGTCTCGATCCGCGCCCGGTAGCCGGTGGCGGCGTCGGTCACGGACGCGGTACCGTCGGTGCGCAGCCGCTGCTCGATCGCGCCCCGAATTTCGGCGACGATCGTCCGCTTGTGCTGGATGCGCGTCATCTCGTCGGCAATGTCAGCCTCCACCACGTCCAGCATCGAGAACAATTCCGGCAGGCCGATGAAGCTGGCGTCGAGGGTGACGGCGGTCGGATCGATGGTCGTTTGGTCGCTGTTCATGCGGTCGGGTCCTTTCGGTGAGTCAGAACGGGCACGGTTCAGGGTTCCACGTCAGGTGAAATGCCCATTGGTTGACGAAGACATCGATGCTGGTGCCGGTGCGCCGGTAATCGACGTCGTAGCGTTCCTTGATGTCGGCGAAGAACTCGGGGCCGAGATTCCAGCGGGCGCACTCCTGGGCGTCGAACGCCAATTCGAGGAACGCCTGCTCCCGTTGGTTCATCGGCTCGATCATGGATTGACGCTTGGCGCGTCGTTCGAGGAAGCGCGCCGTATCCCTCTCACCCGCGTGATCAAAGAGCCAGCGGGTTCGGGCGTCCCAGTAGTAGCGGTACTTGGCCCATTCGCGGGCGGCGTCGTAGCAGGGCTGGAAGGCATCGTCGTAGAGCTCCCAGCGGCGCTCGATGCTGAGACTGCCGATCTGGGAGAAGCCGTGAGCGTGGCGTGCGCCGATGCCAGGAATGAGCTGTATGCCGTGTGCTTTGCGCTGATCAGCAGCCATTTCTTCATCCGTTCCCCCCACTGGGGATTCGCCTGATCGGCCGTGAGGGCCTCCCACGCCGCCGGCAACCACGCCTCCATCTGGTCGCGGCGTTCGACGATCGGATTCAGCGCCACCCAGATCACCCGGGCTTCGGCCATCCATGCCGGACTCTCCGGATCGGTGCGGGCCTTGAGCGCGTCGAGCATGGCCGCGATCGGATCGAGATCGGGATAGCCGGTCATGCCGCCACCTGCTCGGTCGGCGCATAGACGGCGTGTTCAAGGGCAAGGCGCTCGTACTCGGCGTTGAGGTCGCGCAGCTCCGCCCACGACTTGCCGCGCAGGCTGGCGGCGATCTCCATCATGCGCGGCGTCACGTTGATCGCCACGATCTGCCACTTCTCGCCGTCGAGATCGTTCAGGATCGATCGCATCAGTTCGACTTGCCGGTAGAGGTCGTCGGCCTCGTATTGCGCCTCATCAAGGCGCTCCTGGGCGCGCTCCAAGTCCCGTTCCAGTGCTTCGAGGGCCTTCTTGCTGACGGTGAATGACTCGCTCATGCCGCTCGCTCCTGCACGTGGCCGCGCGAACTGACGACGATGGCCGGGAAGCTGTGCGCCCGGGCGTCCTCAAGGATCTGGCGCGAGCTGCGGCTGAAGAAGATGCTGTCGTGGAAGACGGCGAACGAAACGTCGGCGCCGATGGACCGGAACTGCCGGGCCGTGAAGACAAGCCGCTCGATCGGCACGCGGCCCACGAGCATCGGCACATCCATCGCCAGCTCGATCGCCAGCCGGTCGATGCCGTCGTTGGTTCCCGCCACCACCGCGGCATTGAGCCGGTCACCGTCGAACGCCTGCTCGATGACCCCGCTGATCGCCGCCTGCCAGCGGGCGCGTTCCGGCGCGTAGCGGGCCGCGTTGCGATCGCCGGTGATGATCAGGACCTTCATGCCCCGCTCTGGTTTGGTCACGATGTTCATGCCGCTCTCCGTTCCGGGCGGCGCACGTAGCGCCCCTTGAATGCGTCCCAGCGGACGTCGTATTCGGCTGCCGGCTTCCAGCGGTCCGGCATCTCCAGTTCGTCGACGTTCCACGCCCGGCAGCTGAATGGCTCCACGCCCGCCCGGATCACCGCACCGGCACTGTTGGTCTCGGTGCGGTGCGGGTCGAGGATGACCAGCGGCCTGGTGTCAAGGCGGTATCGCTGCATCTGGTTCCACGTCACGATGTCGCCGGGCCAGAACGGGGTCTGCCAGACGTGCCGGGTGACCACGAACAGGACGTTGCAGCGGTACTCGGATGAGTCCGGTTCCACGAGTTTCCCGGTGTGGTCGATGGCGTACTCGGGCCGGGTCAGGTGCCGGCAGGTGGCGCAGGATCGTTCGGTCATGCCTCGCCTCCCTCGACCGGGTAGCGCAGGTGCACAACGTTGCGGTTCGCGCCCATGAGGCGGCGCCGGACCTTGAAGGTTTCGCGGGCCTCGTCACGGGTCACGATCAGGCCGCGCTCCCAGAACCGCTTGAGCAGGGTGTCCGGGGTGAGCGGGATCTCCGTGCCGATCGCAACCGCCCGCTTCTGGATGATCTGGTAGGCGGCGTTCCACTCCAGGTAGACCGCGCCGTCGCCGGTGGTCCAGCCGATGCGGGATCCCTGCGGGCGCCACTCCGGATCGGTCGGGTTGCCGTTGACGGTGGTGCCGCGGTCAACCCGCCGCCAGCCCCACGCTTCCGGGTCGGAGGGCGCGTCTCCGTTGCTGTCGACCAGGTGCGCCTCCCCCGAGACCAGAATGGCGTCGAGCGCCTCCAGGAACTGCGTGACCGGATTGGCGGACCGCAGGTGTTCGGCCTGCGCTGCGATCATCCCGCGCAGCTCCTGTTCGGCACTGGCGGCCAGCTTGGCGAGTTCGTCCTCGGTCCAGCCGATCGAGCCGAGGTAGTCGCTCAGCATGGAGTAGGCGGCCATCAGGTGCGCCGCCGTGGTGACGGTGCGCGGGTGCGCGGCGTGATCGGTCTGGAGCGCCAACCGCATCGCCTCGAAGCGGGCCGTGAAGTCGGCGATCCGGGCCGCGTAGTCGCCCACGAACCAGCGGATGAACGCCGCCATTGCCGAGGCGTGGACGCCGGCGTGGCCGCGATCCTGCGCCTCGGTCAGCGCCCCGTCCTTGAACCGGACGCTCCCCTTCTTGAGTTCGATGATGCTCATGCGGGCCCGCAGGCTCTCGCCCTTCGGGATATCCTCGCCGGTCATCATGACCGTGCCGCGCGGCGGCTTCTGGGCGCGCAGCTGCGCCTCCCGGGTCAACCGCGTGCGGCCCGACTGGTTGCCGAGCGCGCGCCCGATCCGTTCGGCGGTGGCGTCCGCGTTGATCGCCTTGTTGCGCTGGAAGTCATCGACGACCAGCAGGGCGTCCTTGAGCAGGTAGGCGATCATCTCGATCGAGTTGCCCGTGCCGCTGAAGCTGGCCGGCAGGTGATCGGCGTCGAGCTTGGCCCCGAACAGGCTCAGGAACAGCGCCACCAGCGTGGTCTTGCCGAGCCCGGTGCCGCCCATGATGTAGATGGCGAAGTCGGACGGCCCGAACACGCTCCGCACCGCCGCACCGAGTAACGGGATCGTCACCGACCGGTCAGCCAGGTCGAGCAGCTCCATCGTGGCCCGCCAGGCCGCGCGCTCCTCGTCGCCCGTGGGTGGGGCCGGCAAGTGGTAGCGGTTGAGCGGCGACTCCAGGTGCACCGCGATCTCGTCGCGCAGCCCGTCGCCGGTAATGGCGCCAGAGGCCGTCAGGTAGCCCATCTGGCCGTCCTCGAGCTGCCGGACGCCCGTGTGCCCGAACACCAGCTTCCGGACCGGGATCGGCTTGTTGAGCTGGATCGCGGTGGCGACGTGCTCGAGGTGGCGCGAACCCGGGTAGACGACCGCCTGGGAGCCGAGGGCTTCCGTGATCCACTCCTGCACGTTGGCGAATTTCGCCGCCGGCACGGTGGCCGTCTTGCGGAACTCGCCCTGCCAGCAATCGATCTCGTACTCGCGGCGATCACCGATGCCGTCACTGATCGTGATATCGGCGTCGATGTGGGCGCCAAAGTTGCTGACCGGTTGCTCGACCGTGCGCGGTGGGGTACTGGGAATGGTCCGGGTGTAGAAGATGCCGCGATCGTCGACCGTGTAGATCGGCGCGCCGGCACTGACGCTATCGGTGCCGGGCGGGGCGATCAGGTCGATGTTCGTCGCGATCGCCATCAGCTCGACCCGCACGACATCGAGGTCGACGTCCACCCGCTTGCCCAGCGCCTTGATGAACCGGGCCCGCGCCAGGTCGTTCTTCACGTCGATCGCGTCGAGGTGGCGCACGGCGCCGTCGATCTCGACGTGAATGACGTTGCGGCTGTAGCTGGCCGGCTCGACCCGGTAGCGGTTTCCCGACGGGGTGAACGCCACCATGCCGTCGTCGTCGATCGTGTAGTCGATGGCGGGCGCGTCCGGCGCGGTGCGGTCAGGCGACACGGACCCGCTCCTTTGGCGCGTTGACCCGGTAGCGGTCCGGCGTCCGGCCCATGCACTCCAATAGGGTCGTGCACGCCTCGTGGAATGACTGGCGCGGGCGCAGCAGCTTCACGAAGCTGAGCACGTCGCCGCCGCCGTGGCACCCGTAGCAGAAGAATGAATCGGAGTCGGGATAGACCATCAGCGACGGCGTTGAGTCGTCACCGGGGTGCGCGTAGAGCGGGCAACTGGCCTTGAACCGCTTCCCCTCCCGGACCAGCTCGACGCCGCCCAGCAGCGCCACGACGTCCGTGATCCGGACATCGGCCTTGATGCGGTCGACATCGAAGCGGCCAAGCCGTCGGTGCAGCTGCACCACCGGGTCCGATCCGCGCTCGCGCCGCTCGATCTCCCGTCTGGTGGCATCGAGCCAATAGGCCAGCAGGGACCGTGTGTGTGCATGATCGGTTTCCGCCAGCTCCCACGTGTAATGCCGGAACCGCGCCTCCAGGGCGTCGATCGGCTCCTCGCGAAGCTGGGCAACGAATGGATCTGCCATCAGAACGTCCAATCCGGCTTGTCGGGCGATTTGTCGGGTGTTATCGGTCAACCCGACAACGCTATGGGCCGAGAATCTTCGGAGATATCCGCCTATTTCATGGGTGTTGTCGGGTTTGTCGGGTTTGTCGGGTGTAGTTCTCGCGCGTCTACAACAACATTTCGCATACGCCTTCGAGAAGATGTGCAAGATGATGTTGCAGTAGGGGTTGATATATGCCCGACAAACCCGACAAACCCGACAAATGGGGCAGAAACGCCCGGAATCACCGGGCGTTTCGACGCCTGAATGTTGTCGGGTGCCCGTTGCAACCCGACAAATTGCCCGACAACGGGCCGGTTACAGGTCGACGTCGAACAGCGCCGCGCCATCGTCGGCCGCCGCGACCGCCGCCGGTTGCGGAGCCGGGGCCGCCTGGCCACCGATCGGGCCGTCCACGAGCTCGTCATACGGCCGGGCCATGACGAACTTCGTCTTGATGTAGTTGGCCTTCTGTTCGTTCGAGGTCGTGACGAAGAATGGCTTGCGCATGATCTCGGCGGGATCGAAGTCCTGCTTGCCGACGATGTCCTGGTTGGTGGCCGCGGCCTTGATCTTGCCGAGGTTGGTGCCCTTGGTCACGCTCGTGGTGACCGAGATCAGGAACCGTTCGCCCTTGCGGGGACCGGCCAGGTTCTGGAACTCGAGCTGGACCATCTCGATGGTCTTCTTGGTGATCTCGCCCGTTTCCTCGTTTTTCTCGTCGGTGTCGAACGTGTAGGGCTTGGTGATGCCAACGATCCAGGCGAGCTTTTCGCCCGGCGGAGGCGTCGGGTAGTCGTCGTTGGTGGTCGTGACCGCCTCGATCGATCCGTCCTTGTTGAGGCGGAGGATCTCGAAGGTCCCGTAGTTCGCGGACTGAATGCGGAATCCGAACCCACTCATGGTTAGCTGTTCCCTTTCTCTGCCTGTGGCTCGCTGCCTGTGGCCTCGTTTTCGTCTCGGTGGTTCGTGTCATCAGTGGGAGCCCAGCCGGCGAGCGGCGCCAGCAGGATCGCGCCAAACAGGAAGAGCGCGATCACGTAGAGCATCTCGCCGATCGTGGGCGCCCAGAAGCTCATTCGGACCTCACCTCCTTCAAGGTCGTGAGCCGCTCATGCTTGGCGGCGTGGAGATCGAGGTGCAGCCGCATGTTGTCCTGGCGCAGCGCATCGATCTCGGCTTGCTGCTTGTCGTACATCCGCTGCCCGAACCCGCGTTCGTAGCCGAGCGATTCGCGCCACGCGGCGTTGCAGCGGTCGAAGCGCCGTTGCCAGCGCCGGTTGAGTTCAACGGTGGCGAACGCGATCCCGGCGATCCCGCCGATTCCGATCCAGACGGCGGTATCCATCAGGCCACCTCGCTCAACTGCGGGCGGCTGACCGCCGTATCGACGTCCCAGCAGACCCACTCGCCCTCGTCCGGGCCGCCGCCGTAGGGGCCGCAGAGTTCGACCAGCGTCGGGCCGGCGTTCTCGGCGATCTCCCACGGTTCCGGCGCGTCATCCTCGATGCGCTCCGGTTCCGGGACTGGCGGGGCGGACATGAGGAGTTGTTCGGCCAGCCAGCTGACATTCGACGGCGTGAACGGCGTCTCCGAGACCAGCACGAAGCTGCCACCGAAGAACCGGTTCATCGCGGCTTGGAGTGCAGTTGCGTTGGGTGTGCTCATTGCTCCGCCTCCGGCTCCCACACGCCGATCAGGGCGTTGTTGTAGCTATCGCGGAATAGGTGGAGCCCTGGGTAGGGCGACGCAACCGCGGTCAGGTCACCCCGCGCCATCGTGAGCGCCGCATCGAGCTCGTCGCTGGCAGTCACCTGGTCGCCCCATTTGAAGCCAGCAACGGTGCGTCGAACCTCGTATACGGTCTGTGTTGTGCTATCCTTCATCTCAAGCATGTCAGTTCCTTTGCGCTCGTCTGTGCCACCAGGCGAGCGTTCGTGTTTAAGCCGTCTCCGGCCCGAGTGACGGGAATAAATCGACCACGATGCCGCGGGTGCGCTTGGTGCGCCCGGTGCGCAGCAGGGCGATGGCTGCCCGTTCGTCCTCAGCCTTTTGCTCCAGGTGATCTCCGAGGGTAATCAACATCTGATCGATCGCGGCCTCCTCGGCGTCAATGACGCCATCGCGGGACACGACCCGCACGTAATTCCGGCGCACCGTGCGCACGGTTCCGGCCAGTTGATTGGCCACGCTTTCCGTCTGGCTCATGCGATTGACTCGGTTTCCGGGGCTCTTTAATCGCCCGGCGAACAGCCGGGGTACGGTGGGAACGCGGGCGCCGGCGGTACGTCCCGCCAGCGCCGCGCCCAGCATCGGCAACGGATTCACGGGGATCGATTCGGTCCATACGCGATAGGCGGCCTCCTTGATCGATGCGCAACCGTCAGAACCGACGGCGGTGGAAACGCTTGCCCCTGCTCGTTCCTGGTCGCCCGGGTGCCTCGCGATGAACGGCCGGGCGAAGGTGACGATGACCTTGGACGCCGGGGAGGAGAGGCCCGATGTAGCCATGAGCCCCGACTCGGTGACAGGGTCCAGCGTTTCCACCGCCGCCCGGACCATCCGGGTCAGCGATGTGATCGCGGTGACAGAAACGCGATCAATAACCGGGGTGGGTCGTGTAACGCGCCGGCTTGACTGACCGCGCTGCGCCACCGTGGACGGCTGGACAGGGGCGTCGATGGGCGGGAAAGGAGCGGACCACACATCGAGCGCCAGCCGTCCACGGTGAGGCACCGGGATTCGCCGGAGTCCGGGCACTGCGTGAGGCGCAGCGCCGGACGTGCGGCATGAGGGGAGAGGGGTGAGGGTGGGACCCATGTCAGGCCGCCTTCGGGCGGGCAGCCGCATCCAGCGCGGCGTTCAGGGCGTCGAGGTCGCAATAGAGGGGAATCCGGACTTCGAGCGTGTAGTTCCAGGACGATCGCGGGCTGAACCGGTCATCGAGGTTGGCGAGGCAATCCGCCATCGTTTCCCCCGTGACCGTGAACGGCTCCGGCGCGGTCGGATACTCGCCGCCCTGCCAGGCAACGCCGGCCAGATACGTACCGTCCGGGTACCGGGTGCCCTCGATGAACGGATAGGCCGCGTACGGCTGATCGGTCGGTCGCATCGGTGGTCTCCTACGCCGCGTCTTTGGCGGCATCGTCGGCCCGGTCCGGGGCCAGTTCCTTGATTTCGACGAGCTGTGAATCGAGGGTGAACTCGCAGTACAGGACCAGCCAGTCGATCTGCTCGTCGGTCAGGTTCGACAACGGGGGATAGGTCTCCCGGAACAGCGCGTAGTCGAACGGGCGATCAGCGGGGCCAGTGGTCATGCCGTCGCCTCTCGCTTCGCGCCATAGATGTTCGGGTCGCTCCAGTCGATGACGGAGATGTGCGCGGCATCGACGCCCGGCAACGCCGCCGTTTCCTTGCGGCACTCCTCGGCGTCGGCGCGTGAGCGGAACAGGCGGATCACCTGGTTGATCGTGCCGGCGAGCGTGTGGCTCTCTCTCAGCACGGGCTCGGTCCGCCCGCCGATGTCATAGACGACGAAGTACTCCTTCATGCGGCTTGTCCTTCGGTGGGCTCGTGGGCTTCCATCGCGTTGGCGATGACGCGGCGAATGAACTCGCTCTTTGAGATGCCGAGTTCACGTGACCGCTCAGCGATCCACCGCGCAACTTCGAGCGGGACGGTGTGTGCGACCGTGACTTGCTGCTGTGGTTCGGTGATCGCTGACATCTTTGTCTCCGATTGTGTATCTGAGATTCTACTACGGAGATTCTAGATGATAGAACCAGCATTGTCAATATTGCAATCCAGACTGATCATCGAAGGTATGGATGATCGAATCGGGCTTGGCCCCTACATACGAGCGCGGCGGGAGTCGCTTGGTATGACGGCCCGGGCTTTGGCTGCCAGTGCTGACATTGAGCCGCCGCTTCTTTCGCGAATCGAAACAGGCGTCATGAAGACGCTGCCTGAGCCGGCAGTGCTTCGGCGCATCGCAAAAGCACTCAATACGACGGTCAGTGCGTTGACCACGGCGGCGGGCTACTTTGATGATCCGTCACCAGGAGAACGGGTGATACCACCCACTCTCATCGAGCTGCATGCCTTGCTTGATAGCGTGAATTGGACAGCGGAGCGGACTGGGACAATCCGTTTGATTCTCAAGCAGTATCAGGAGTTAGATCGGAAGCAATAGCGGGGAGGTGCATCTTGGGACCGGTTGGACGAATCATCATCGGGATCGTGCTGATCTTCGTTGCGGTCGTTATGGTCGTCAATCGATTAGAGGGAAGCAAAACGTACACGGTGACGGGCGTGGTCATCATCCAGGGCGCCGATCATTTCTACGCACAAGACGGCCGGTGCATCGGCGACGGTGGGTTTCAGGACATCGCCTTTGGCACAAAGGTCACGATCCGCAACGAAAAGAATGAACTGATTGCTTCGGGCGACCTTGAGTTCGGCACGGCTGGATCAACTATTTGTCGGCATGAGTTCGTCATCAAGAATGTGCCAAGCGCGGAGTTCTATCAGTTCGGGGTGAGCCATCGCAGCGCGCCCACATTCACCAAAGAACAAATGGAGTCCTCGAATTGGGCGGTGAGCTTCAGTTTGGGAGGATAGCCGGGCACCGCCCCAACGTGCAGGCGTTGGACCCGGACAGCGTGGAGGCGGAGTTGTCGGGGCTGGTGCACCGGATCGCGTGGACCGAGGAACGGGCCGCCACCGTCCGGATGATCCTGCGGCAGTACATCGAGCTGGACCGTCGCACGGGGAGGGAGTGATGAATATAAAGTTGCCGCAGTTAGCAGCCGCGCTATTCTGCCGTCGAGCAGAGGCCATTGACGGGATGGCCAGCATCACGGATGTATTCAACGAAGTGACTATTAGACCGGACGGTTCCACCGAACCGATGGATCTGTTCTTTGCCGTGCTACCCGGCGTTATTGGTAATCCGGTCGATGTCGAGGTGAGGCAAGTGATGCCCTCCGGACAAAGCGCGGTGATCCACCACGAGCGGCATTATCCACCGGGATCATACGGGCTCTCGCAGATGATCGTGCGCAATCCGGTCGCTAGCGCAGAGGCAGGACTTCATCATTATCAGTTTTTCCTCGACGGCGATCTGGTGCTTGATTTCCCGATTGCGTTTGCGCGGTCGCACGAAACGTCGCAGTTTTGAGTGTTCCATGCAGACGAAACGGGGCGTCGGGGGCTGGTGGCCTCGCAATCCGGCGGCGTACGGTTTCAAAGATTGGTGCCAGGCCGATCATGGCGTGTGCCTTTCGTTGATGCGTCAACCTGATCGAAGTTTAGCACTAAACGACCCGCCACCCCTTGCCGTTGCATGCCGGGCACTCGTCGTGGTTCAGCCAGCCCGAGCCGTCGCAGTCCGGGCAATAGCGGAAGGACTGCTTGACAGGCGACGGCGTTGCCGACTTGAAGATCGGCGTGCAGGGGCTGTTCCGGTAGGCTTCCGCATCCGCGATGCGCTCTTTCTGGAGTTCGTTGTAGAGGATGATGCGGGCCGTTCGGCGATCCTGAAACTCGTCCCGGAGGCCGCGTTTGCCGTCCACGCTGCGATGCTCGATCACCACGCGATCATCATGCACCTGGGTAGAACTGACGATGTTGAGTTCCTTGCCATTGATCGATCCACTGAACACACCGCGCGATTTCGACGTCCCCACGACTGTGCCTCCACTATTGACGATTCCACTACCTGCAGAACAAACTAGAACATCTGTTCGTATTTATCAAGATGTGCCGGGAAGGCAATCCGCATGACCAGCCGATACCTCCTCTATCTGCGGCAATCCGTGACCCGTGACGATCCGGCTGACAGTCTCAGCTTGAGCTTCCAGGAACGGGCGCTGCGTGAGCTGGTGGCGCGTGAGGGTGGCGTGGTGATCGAGCCGCCGGTGATCGACGCCGATCAGAAGGGCTGGGACCCGACGCGCCCCGGGCTGCAGGAATTGTTCGAGCGGATCGAGCGCCAGCGGCCCGACGTGATCGGCGTCTATGCGATGAGCCGGTTCGCGCGCGATTCGTGGCTGCAGGAAGGCCTCTGGCGGAAGGCGAAGGCGATCAACCCCGAGATCGCGTTCGCGTCGGTGACGGAACCGCAGGCCAACGATGATATGGTGCGCGGCATCCTGGGGGTCATCAGCCAGGCGGAGCGCAAGCGCATGGGGGCGTTCCTGCGGAGCGCGTTCGCCGAACGGGCCCGGCAGGGTAAGCAGCATGGACGCGCGCCCTACGG